GGGGCGTGACTGACAAGCATTGCCCAGCCAGTGCCAGGGCCATCCACTTCCCAGCGGCGCAGCCAGTTCTTGCGGCTGTAGGCAATGCCTGCACCTTTGCTGTGGTTGACGTAGCCGCCATTCACCAGGTCAGCCTCACCGTTCGGATCGTTGTGGATGAAGGCGCCGCTGGTGGCGCCGATGACCACGGACCAGTGGCCGCCACCGGTGGGTGCGCCGACAGGCCCTTTATGAAGCCAGCCCACCATCACGGGGCGCCCGGCTTCGAGTTCGGTTTCGATCACGGCAGGGGTGCAGTTGGTGCGCAGCCGTGCTGTTAGCGCCAGGGATTGCAGCGCCTTGATTTGCGCTTGCGCGTCGGTGGTGTCGCCGTAGGTGGCGCGGATCTTGTTGTAGGCATCGTCGCTGGTGACCTTGCCGTAGAAGCGGGCCACCATGGCAGCGCTGCTGCTGAAGCATTCGCGGTAGCCGGTGCCTGAGCGGTTGTCGTTCTGCGCCTCATACGGCACACGCAGCAGGATGCCCTGCTGTTGCAGTAGCGGTGTGCCCTTCTGCCAGAGTGCGCCCTCAGCCTTTCGGCGGCGCAGGAGGCCGGCTTCGACGTTTGTGCCAGGGTTGCAGTAGAGCAGCAACGCAGCCGGTACAGCGTTCCAGTCCTTATCGCGCAACGCTGCGCTGATGGTGTCAAACCCAGCGCTGCCGTAGAAACCAGTGCCGAGGTTGTAGGCGAAACTTACAAGTGCGCAGCGCTGCGGATCGTTCATGCTTGCCCAGTGCGGGATCGTGCGCAGGCGTCCGGCAATGCGGTCCACCTCGAGGCGGAGCAGCATGTCAGCTTCGATGACGTTGATCTTGTCGCCGCGCTTGACCGTATCGCCGTTGCCGTAGCGCGTGGTTCCGTAACCGATCGTCCACGGATCGCCGCCGCTCAGCGGATCAGGGTAGGCGCTGAGATGGCAGCCCTCGAACTCCTTAATGATCTGGATCGCATCAGCCAGGTCGGTCTGCTTGCCGAGGACGCTCCAGGTCTTGAACCATGGCTGATCGCGGTTCAGCAGTTGCGGGGCGCGCTTGTTGATGGCGGCCTCGAGCTCGCTGATCGCCGCCAGCTGGTGCGGCAGGCACTTGAAGTACCGAAACAGGTCAATCAGCCGCAGTGGTTGCGTCATGGCCGTTGCTGCTGGATGACAGGCTGCCGATAGGCAAAGGCGCCCTTGATTTCAGACCAGATGATGGGGCTGAGCATTGCGGCCACAACGGCAAGGATCACGACTTGCCCCATGCGCGTCTCCAACCGGCCAACGCGGACGCCCAATCCGCTCCGCTCGGTCTTGTCTGAGATTGCAGCATCCAGCAGCTGCTTGAGTTGGCCTTCCAGCACGCCGATGGCGCGGAGGATCTCGCCGTGCGTTGGCTCAGTCACCGCTTGCGGGAGGCAATGCCACGCAGTGCGCCGAGGATCAGCTGGGTCCAGCTGTTAGCGCGAACGCCGGGCATGATTGCCAGCAGTTCAGAGCCAGCCAGCAATGCCACCGCGATGCTGGTGATGTCTTCGGGAGTAGGTGCCATAGCTGGCGTGAGTCGCTTCCCTAGGTTAGCTACCCGATGCAGCACCACCAGCCAGGGTGGCTGTAACGGTGGAGGCCAGGCCGGCAGATGCTGCAGCAACCACAGCTGGCACGCTGATCAGGCTGATTGTGACGTTCACATAGCCGGCGGATAGGTGGTCTTCCTGAGGCTGCGCTGCGTAACGCCAGTGCGTGGAGGTTGGCACCAGGTCGGTGAAGCTGGTGTGGCCGGCCCATGCTTCAGTGCTGAGCGGGAATGCGATGTAGCCGCCCTGCTGCTCGCGGTAGTGATCGCGCAGCAGCTTGGCCTGTGCCTGCGTCAGTGCAGCAAAGCCCAGTTCGAGGTTGTGGCTGTAGGCAGTGGTGCCATGCCGGAAGCGGACGCTGCCACCACCGAAGCCGCGTTCCTCAGTAACAGGGAACACGCCCATGCTGTAGCGACGTGTGACCGGCTCCAGTGCCGGGAAGGTAGCCATCAGTTCTGCAGCGTGATGACGCTGGAACCCAGGCTGAAGGTTGCAGAGCTGCTGCTGACATCGGCGCCAAAGTCCACGTAGCAGACCAGCTCATCAGCGCTGCTGGCGCCGCCGCGTGTTTTGTAGATCACAGCAGCTCTGGCGGTGATGGTGCTGCTGGCCCAGTTCACGGCAGCAAAGCTGAGGGTGACGCGATCGTTGGCGGTGGACTTGGTAACTGTGCAGGCAGTGGTCACACCACCAGCGGTGTAGCCAGTGCCGCTGACTTCGTTGGTGACAGCGGAGCGCTTGAGATCGGTGTCTTTGTTTGGTGCGTAGGTGCTGGTGACCAGCATCACCTTGAAAGTATCGGTGTCGAAGTCGATGGCGCCACGGGCCATGTCATCAACGGCCGAGTTGTAGATCAGAGAGGCCATGATGTACCTGCGTTGAGATCAGTCTAAGTTGATGGCGCTGCGGGAGTAGAGCATGGTTAGACCAGCGTGATACTCCATTTGGCTGCAAGGTAGTTCATTACCAGATTTCTAGAGTCGGAACTCAAAACCGATGGGTAAACTAGATACTCACCGACAAGGCCGAGCCACCCGCGACTGCCGTTAGTGCGGTCGTTGCCAATCTGGAACCCGTCTGTAGCGTTAAAGGTTGCAGATGTGCTGTTATTAATGCGGATAATTGCCGGACTGTCAATGCTAGGGGAAGCAAAGGGGTCGCTACTAGCTCTATTAGTTGCACCTCCATTGATGAAAAGTTGGTTGAAGCCAGTCCCAGATTCTGTCCATGAGCTATAAAACCCCAGGAAGTACCAAGCACCCCCGCCAGTGCCCGTAAAAAGACCGGCATAATTTGAATAGAATGATCCGCCAAATGCGCCATCAACCACTGCATAGACTTCGCCTATTGCCGTTGTGGTTGCATCAGTAGACCTTAGATAATTGCTGTGCTGACTGCTGCCCCAATCCAGGCACTTAAGGCTATTGATGCCCGTTACATAGCCAGGCCCTGTGCTTGATTTTGTTAGCGTCCAAGCCCTGGTGCCTTTGCTAGTGATCGCTGTTATTTGCGAGCTTTCAACTGTAACTGTACTTTCGTCGGCAAAGTCATACCATAATGTTGGCATAGGCCCTCCACCGGGGCCTAAAGTTGGCCAAATTGCAGCTCTCTTAGCTACGCTTTGCTCGTTTTGAAACCACAGCCCTGATGCCGCCTCGACTGTTGGCGTGCGGCGCACGCCCATTAGTCCGCCGTTGAAGCCCAACATCAGCTGATGTCCTCATACGAAATGACCAGCTCCAGGTCGCCAGCGGCGCTGGCCTGTGCGCGGAGGCTGTGGCCTTCCTCTAGGTAGATGTATGCCTCGCGTGTCACCAGCACTTGGGTGGCGTCGGCTGGCACAGTGATCGTCTTGCCAATGGCAAAGCCGGTGGTGCCGTTGTAGTGCTCCAGGCTGATGTCGGCACCCGCTGCACCATCCACGTTGGCGCAGTACACCGAATTGATTTTCAGCACCTTGCCGCTGCTGGCGCCATTGCTCAGCGCTGCAGCCATCGAGGTAGTGACGGCATAACCCACGGTCTTGCCAGTGACTGTTGTGACGGAGCTGCCGCTCTTGATGTTGGGAGCTGCCATAACGCCAAGACTGCAAACGTCGAATCAGTGTGTTCCCATCTTAGCGATAGCTAGGTGGCATCTTCAAATAGCAGCGGAGAGCTTTCGGGCAGGGCTTGCCACGTCATCCAATACGCAGGCGATTCAGTTGCTGCCCCTTGTTCGTACAAGAAAATGTCGCTACTGGTAAATGCCCAGTCGCTCCAGAAGCTCGACTCGTCGGCAGTACCCCCACCAGTAATCACAGAAGCTGTGCCGCCTACGAGGCTGATCGCGATGCTCTCCTGAAGACCATCGCCGCCAAAGGTTTCAGAAGCCGAGCCGCCAGCAATGGATAGTGTGACACTCTGCTGCAGGCCGTTAGTTGTTGTGACAGATCCTGATGCGAGGCCGATAATCACAGCCAGCTCAGTGCCGCTGACAAACTTGCCTTCAGGCGGCACGGTTTCGAGCGTTAGTTCGACGTTGTACCGTCCGCAGTAAACGTCATCTACGGTTGGCGCGTCCGTGTATCGCCAGCGGTAATCCGTCAGTTCGTAGTCGCTGATGGTGGTGACACCGCTCCAAATGCTGGACGGCAGCGTGAAGCTCTCAAAGCTGCCAAACTGGCCTTGGTAGTGGCTAAGAATGCTGAGCATGTCAGCCTCAGCCAAGGCGATGAAGCTCAGCCGCACTGAACTGCTGAGCATCACGTTGCTATGGCGCACGCGATTCTGCAGGCCGTTGTAGGTGGTAAACGGCGTGTTCGGATACTCGCCTGGCGTGAAGGCGCGGGTTGCTGGTGTTAGAGAGGGAAAGGTGGCCACACTTAATAGCTGTACAACAGCGCATTAGTGGTAGCATCTCGTATTGCGACCACCTTGGTTCCGTTGGAAGAATTGCTATAACCAGCTGTAGGCTGATACGGCCATGCAGGATTTCCGTTATAAAAGTTCTGCCATGAAACTAGCTCCACAAGAGCGCCTGTCGAGTCAAAGCCGTAAATAATGGTTGTGTTTGCACGAGGACCACCTGGCGCACCTTGCTCGCTGTACCAAGGTTCTCCATAGCTATTGAGTTCAGTAATTCCCCCAGGTGCGCCTGGCGCATCAGGATAGCCGCCACTTACCGAACCAACAAACTTTTGAGACAGACTTGGTGTACCGCTAATTGCAGCGATAGGCCCAAAGTAGGCAATGGGAACGCCCCCACCGCAATCAACGCTGCCGTAGATTTCTTGTCCGATGTCATTGCGAGTTAGCACAATGGCCGGAACGTTGGCGGCAATGTTTGTGATGATAATCGTCCCAGTGCTGTCATACCATGCGTAAATTGGCGTGCCGCTGCAAGTATTTGGCAGCCTTGCTTGAGCGCCAGGAGTTGCACCAATGGCGCCTGTTGGATTGGTAACAGATAATGGAATTACACCGGCATCCAACCCATCGTCACCATTGCCGGTGTCGCCGGTCGGCGCCGAATCATCAAAGCCCAGGCCGCCGCCGCTGGGAGATAGCTCCAATGGATCAGCGCCATCGGCGTCTGTAAACGTCTCAGCAGGGATGGTGTTATCGCTGCTGGAGTTCACATCACAGCTCACGCCAGTGCGGCCGCTTGGCAAGATGATGCCAGTGCCAACAGCAGCAGCCACATCCAGCGCGATCAGGCTGCGGCCTTGGTCGTCGATCGGGAAGTGCGTGGCCTCATAGCTCACATCGCCCGCCAGCGTCTTGGTGACGCGCTCCACCTGGTAGAGGTAGTCATGCACCGAGTTGGCGTAGGTGGTGTTATCACGCGCCAGCTGCACGCGGATGATGTCGCCAGCGCTGATGAGCGTGTTGTGCTCCTGCGGCCTGGCTGCAAACCGGATGGTGTGCGTGGTGTAGAGCCGCTTTGCCAGGATGTAGGCGCCAACCTTGACGGCGTGATCCTCGCTGGTGCAGAACGTCGAGAGATCATGCGACTCATACGGCCCAGTCTCAGCAGTGCCGCTGTAACGCACCTCAGCAGTGCGGATGATGCCGATGTCG